GTGGATTTAAGCAATCCGCACTATGGCGACATCTTAACGATGATAACATCCATAGTCATCAAGATCGTCTTCACGATTTTGATCACCGCTTCCGTGCTAATCTCTTCAAGAAAGTCAATGATTTTCCTGGAGTAGATCCAGCCAGTGCTGCGATCGACCGGTTCCTCGAATCGGAAGCTCGCACAGGGATTGTAAATGACTTATTATTTACAAATCCCAAATGGTCAAGCCATGAGAGGTACATTCGGTATTTTATGAATGAATTCTTTCATGGTTTTGATCCTCTTGAAATCGAGCCCACTCTTACATATGGAGCGGCATATGGTTTCAAGAAGGGTGGAGACAGTATAGAATTATACTCCCCCCAAGCCTCATATTATAGTCCGTTATTATTGAACTATAATAGAAAGGTAGGCATCAAAGATCCATTCTTCGACAGAATTGGTTTTGATGGTGGACGATATGATATTGCTTTACATCCTATCGATCACTGTTCCATACAGACTGTACCAAAACAGTGGAACACAGACAGAGTCATCATGAAAACGTCGCATCATAAGCGTGCGTTTCAAAATGGCTTGGGACAATGGATGACAAGAAGACTCCGAGAATATCTCGATATTGACTTGTCAAACGCCCAGTTTGTGCATCAGGATATTGCACATTATGCCAGTATTACCGGCGAATATGCAACAATAGATCTTACTTCTGCTTCCGACACAATTGGAAAAAGATGGTTAGATATCCTGCCTTCGGATGTACGTGACTTCATGACTGCAACACGCGATCATGAAGGCGTACTTCCCAATGGAGAGATGCATCTGTTACAAACAGCCGCTGGAAACGGCTGTGGGTGGACTTTTCCATTCGAAACCCTTCTCTTCTGGTGTATATGCGCGAGCGTATACATTGTAGATTTCGGGTATGAACCGCGAGTCAACGCACTGCGTAATACAATACGTGTGTATGGCGATGACATAATTGTAATAAACGATTATGCCGAGCGTGTCCTAGAAGCTTTGAAAGCATTCGGATTTATTCCTAATAGCTCTAAAAGTTTCTATTCCG